GCGCAAGCTGTCGAGATGGTTCAGGCTAAGATCGACATGCAAGCCTACATTTACATGGATAACTTCGCTAAGGCTATGGAGCAGTCAGGGCGCGTTTGGTTGTCAATGGTTAAAGAGTTGTACGATGAAGCTGGGCGCAAGATGCGGTCTATCGGTACGGATGAAACACAAGAAACAATCGAATTGAAACAACCATCAATGGAAGATGGCGTACCTATTCTTAAAAACGATTTGCAGAAAGGTAAGTTTGATGTAGTGGTGGATGTGGGTGCGTCTTATACGACTCGACGTGATGCGATGATTGGACGGTTAGAAAAGATGCTCCCTTATACGACTGATCCAGAATATCAATCAGCGATTGTTGGTTCGATCCTTTCAAACGTAGAGGGTGAAGGCTTGCAAGATTTACGCGCATTTGCCCGTAAGAAACTAATTACAAGTGGCGTTATCAAGCCGAATGATGATGAAGCTAAAGAGATGCAGGAAGCGCAAGCGAATGCCGCTAATGCGCCACCCGATGCAAATACAAAGCTCGCTAATTCATTGGCGGAAGAAGCAGAGGCAAAGGCTAAAAACCTGAGCGCAGACACATCGAAGAAATTAGCGGACGCAGATGAAACGAGAGTAGATACCGCAACAAAACTTAATGAATTGCAGGGTGTGCAGTTAAGCGGATTGATTCAATTATTGCAGGCCATTGAAGCATCACAGCTCGGCGCAAAACAGCAGATTGAGCAGAATGACCAACAAATGCAGCTGCCGCAAGGCGGATCGGCTGTCGGTATTCCTTCTGCTGATCCGATGCAATTACTTGCACAAAATCCAACACAGTGATAACGTACATTTATTAAAGAAATGGCAACCATTCCAGCCATAAATGGGATGAGTTAAGTGCAGAGGTTTTAATGAGTGAGCAATTGGCAGACGTTGAAGTTGAGAATGACGAAGATATTAACGCCAAGCTAGACGAATCGGACGCGGTGGAAACCGAAGAAGAGGAAGATAACGAACCGTTAAGTGTTAATCTCGATGAAGACAGCGAAGAATCGCCAACTTCGGAAGATGAAGAAAGTGAAGCTAAACCGTGGGTGAAACAATTACGCACCAAGCAAAAAGAGCTTGCACGTGAGAATCGAGAACTGAAAGCTAAGTTGCAGCAAGTAACGCCACAAGTCCAGCCTGAACAGGTTAAGACTTTGGGCGCAAAGCCTACACTCAGCGATGATGGGATTGATTACGACGAAGACTTGTTTACCGCTGCGATGGACAAATGGTACTCAGATAAGCGAGAGATTGAAGCCGCTACTGATCGCCAAAAAGCCGCGCAAGCTGAACAAGTTAAAGCTCAGGAAGCGAAGCACGAAACATATAAGCAACAGATTGCTAAGTTGAAAGCACCTGATTACAAGGATGCAGAAGATGAAGTAACTGAAAAGTTGACTGTTGAACAACAGGGAATTTTGCTTGCTGGTGCTGATAATCCTGCCTTGATGGTGTTAGCACTTGGTAAAAGCCCAAAACGATTAGCTGATCTTGCACAAATTAAAGACCTCGCAAAGTTTGCTGTTGCGATTGGTAAAGTTGAAAAAGACTTACAGGAGCGCAATAGCGTGCACAAGCCAAAACCTAAACCGTCATCTGATTTGCCTCGTTCAAGCGCATCGCTTACGAACAATAAAGTTGACAAGAAACTTGAAGCACTCGAAAAGGCAGCTGAAAAAAGTGGTGATCGTTCTGCGGTCGTTGCCTATAAGCGCGCTTTAAACTCAAAGTAATTTTATATAAGGAATAGCTATCATGGCTAACGGTTTTAATAAATCCGAAATTGTAATGTTTGATGATGTCCTTGCGGCATTTGATGACCGTCTTGTTATTGCGAAGGCGTGCGAAAAGTATATGCTTGGTTCAGACCAAGCAGTTGAACGTATGGGTGATCGTGTATGGCGTCCACAACCGTATAACGCAGTGACTTATGCTGGCATGGATCAAACTGCTAACTTTGGCGATATTACGCAGCTCTCTGTACCTGTTGGCTTGGGCTACCATCGTTCAGCACCGGGCACAATGTCTAGCAAGAATTTGCGTGATCCATCACAGCTTAAGCGTTACGGTGATGCTGCATCAATGAAACTTGCGAGCGATATTAACAGCGCACTGTTCACTGTTGCGGCTTTGCAGGGTTCGATTGTTTCTAAGCGTACTGTCGCGGCTACAGGCTTTGATGATGTGGCATTGATGGATGCGTTGTTCACTGAGCAGGGCGTACCTGTTGAAAATCGTCGTGCGTTCTATAGTCCACGTGACTATAACAACATGGCAAGCAATTTGGCATCACGTCAAACAATGCAAGGCAAAACACAAACAGCTTATGAAAATGCACTTGTTGGCGATAATGTTGCAGGCTTCCAGTTGTTCAAAAACGATCTAACCTATCGTTTGGCAGCAGCTACCGCAACAGGTGTGACGATTACATCGGCTAACCAACGTTATATTCCCGCGTCAATTACGACTGATGCAGCAGGAAATACCGCGAACATTGACAACCGTTATCAAACGATTGGTATCACTACTGGCGCTGGCAGCCCCGCCGTTAAAGTGGGTGATGCATTCACGATTGCCGGTGTGAACTCAGCACATCAAATCACCAAGCAAGATACTGGACAGCTTAAAACCTTCCGTGTCGTGTCTATTGTGACTGGTGCTGGTGGTACAGGTACGATCCAGATCACGCCTCCTATCATCTCTGCGGATAGTTCACCAACACGTGCTGAATTGCAGTATCAAAATGTGGTCGGCGTTCCAGCAGCTGGCGCGGTTGTCACATTCTTGAACACTGTCACAGCAGCGGTTAATCCGTTCTTCGTGAAAGATGCGCTTGAATTGATTCCTGGTTCATTTGCAGTTGATCCAGAAGACGGCTGGCAAGTTCTTCGCGCTACCACTGATTTTGGCATTGGCATCACCTACGCACGTCAAGGTAATATCAACGATTTGAGTGTAAAATATCGTTGGGATGTCGACTTTGGTGTGGGTATGCTTAATACTGAAATGGCGGGTATTCAGTTATTCAGCCAGACTTAATAGTTTGTGAAAGCGTGGGGTATTGATTGCCCCGCGTTCTTTTTTAACTCAATTATGGTGAGATATGAACAATCCTACAGCTTTATATAAAGGTGGTGGCTCTGTGTTGGTTTGGGGCATTCCATGCGAGACGATTGTGGTTGATGCTGATGAAGTAGGGCAGAAACTAAGTGAAGGATATGTGATGCACCCTCACGATATTCCTGTTGTAGATGTGACGTTTCCTGACGGCTCAAAGAACGACGAGCCGCCGATTGATGGTACAATTGAAGAAGTTAAAAAGCGCGGTCGTCCAGCTAAAGGCGTTTAAACATGAGCAAAAAACGCTATATCATCGACATGGCATTTTCAGAAATTGGATTGTCTGGTTATGTCTTTGATCAAGAAGCCGAAGAGCGTCAAGAGGCACTGCATAAGCTAGACGGCTACATGGCGATGCTTAAAAATCAGGGCGTTGTTATTGGTTATAACTTTCCTGCATCCAATTCTGTTAGCGATTTAGATGATGAAAGTGGTTTACCTAATTATGCTGAAATGGCAATTTGGCAGCAATTAGCTTTACGTTTGTGTCCAGCGTATGGCAAAACAGCATCACAAATACTTGTATCATCAGCGCATCAAGCTAAGGCGCATTTAATGAGCTTTATTGCAGTTATTCCTTCAACTCGATACCCAACAACGTTGCCAATTGGGCGCGGCAATAACATGGGTGTTCGTGGGCAGCAGTTCTACACTGGCGAATCAGTCGATAACGAATTGCCTGCACCATGAATATTCCTATACTGTCTGGCATCTATACGAGTTTGGCTGGTGATTTTAAATCATCCTATCCAATGAATCTTGTACCTGTTCCGAAACAGTCAGGCGTTAGTGATTCATATCTTAAAACAGCGGACGGTATTATTCGGTTTGATACTGGTTCTTTGGTCGGTACTGATCGCGGCGGTATCAACTGGAAGGATGTTTTATATCGGGTTGTCGGCAATCAGTTTGTGAAAATTGATAGTTCTGGCAATGTAACTGTAATCGGTACTATCCCAGCAGGCGGTCGCTGTTCGTTTGATTACGGATTTGATCGGTTATCAATTCAAGCTGGTACGAGCTTGTATTATTACAATGGCTCATCGTTAACTGCGGTGATGGATGTTGATTTAGGCACTGTATTAGATCAAATATGGGTAGACGGTTATTTCATGACGACAGACGGCACGTCGTTAGTCGTCACAGAGCTAAATGACCCAACTCAAGTTAATCCACTTAAATACGGATCATCAGAAAGTGATCCTGATAGCGTTAAGGGGCTACTAAAGGTTCGCGGTGAAGTTCTGGCATTGAACCGCTACACAATCGAAACATTCCAAAACGTGGGCGGTGCTAACTTTCCATTTCAGCGGATCAGTGGCGCATTGATTCAAAAAGGATGCATAGGCAAGGACGCAAAGTGCAAAGTAGCGCAGACGTTTGCTTTTGTTGGTAATGGTCGCAATGAGGCGGTCAGTGTATGGCTGAGCAATAGCTCAAATGCGGTGAAGATTGCGACGAGAGAAATTGAACAGGTTTTATCTAAGTACTCAGAAGTACAATTATCCGCGTTAATCATGGAGGCACGAGAGTTTGACGCGCACCAGCATATTTACATCCATTTGCCCGATGAAACGCTTGTTTACGACCTTGCAGCAGCTACAGCTATGGGTGCGCCTGTCTGGTTCACTTTATCGTCTGGCGTGGCTGGGCAAGCGCAGTACAGGGCATGTAATTTAGTTTACTGCTACGGCAAGTGGATTGTTGGCGATAAGGTTGACGGTCGCATTGGCTATCTGTCTGATTCTGTAGCTACACAATACGGCGATATTGCAGGATGGCAATTTAATACTTCATTTGTTTACAACCAATCAAGCGGCGGCATTATCAACAGTTTGGAATTGGTTGCATTAACTGGACGTGCTGAATTAGGTGTCAGTCCTACGATATTTTTAAGCCACACAAAAGACGGGTTGACATGGAGTGATGAAAAGACACGTTCAAGCGGCGGTCGGGGCGAATATCAACAGCGGATAACATGGCGGCGCATTACTGGCTTATTTCGCCAATACGTAGGGTTTAGGTTTCGCGGTGTTAATGGTACGGTTATCTCATTTGCGCGCATTGAGGCGCAAGTAGAGGGGTTAAATGGCTGAGTCTATCGTCAAGATAACGCGTGAATTAATTTCACAGTTTGCAAAAGATCAAAGAACAATTAAATTCTTTGAGGATTTGCAGGGTGTCGTGGTTGATGCTTTGCCTATTTCACTTGCAGCGTTATTCCTTCGCGTGGATCAGGTTAACGCTATTGCAGACGATGCGCTGGTTATGGCGCAACAAGCGATTGCACAAGCTGACAAACAAGACCCTTTAAATGATATACCTGTCAGTTTTAACAGTTGCGAGCGTCAATTAAATGGTGTACCTGTTTTTCGTCCTTATGATGAGCCATTGCCGCATATTCCAATCATTCCGACAGATACGCGCAAGTTTGATGCGATTAGCTCAAGCTATGGCTCAAGATGGGTGGGGGATGCGACAGGCTTAACGGTTAATACGACAGAAGTGGACTTGACTGCTGCGATAGGCAGCGGCACTAAAACGGATATAGGTGCAACAATACCATTTAGTTATGTGGGTGGCGGCACAAATGCTTTTTTTGTTTCAATGGAATTTGTGGACGCGTTCTTTTTCGATATCGTTTTACGCGTGTCTGGTACTGCACCAAGCACAGCATCGCAATCCCAAACGATAACCTTCTTTTTGCGGCGCGTAGATGGTAGTCTAATCACATCAATTGATTATGTTTTAGGGCACGGTGCGAGTACGACAGTAACCAGTCAGACTATTGTTAGTCCTACGTTTGTTTTTGCTGGTGGTGCTGACCCTTATCAGGTGCAAGGGTTTAGAATTAGCGCGGCGGCGGTGACTGCAGGATGGTCACTCACAGACAAGATATTATTTTTAAAGAGATGACGAAATGACTTATAAATATGTTCAGGCAGTACCATTGGCAGCAATCGGCGCGGGTAGTGTGACTTTGTATACCGTACCGACAAGCGCAAGCATTGTGCAGGTTCGTTCGGCTAAAGTACACAATCCAACGGCTGGCGTTATCGTGTTTGAATTGCACATTGTTGCACCAGCAGGATCAAGCGCATCGACCAATCAGATCATCAAACGGTCAATTGCGGTTAATGAAACCTACATGTGTCCTGAATTACTAAACACGTCTCTCATTCCAGGCAATATCTTAATCGGTTCAGGTCAAAATCTAAACTTTGAAATGTCAGTTGCTGAAGTGGTGCAATAATGGAAATCTCTATCTGTGAAGATATGGATTTAATTAAGTCTATTCTTATGGATAAGGCGATATATCCGCACATTATTGATGATGGGTGTGATGAGATACATCCGAAATACAGCGAAACTATGATTTGGCTGGTGATTACTGAAAATAGCCAAGTATGTGGCGCATTTATGGTTCACCAGCACAATAGAGCAACATGGGAAATACACACGTGCTTATTGCCAGTTATTTGGGGTAAAAAGGCTCAAATTGCTGCTAAACTAATGTCGGGCTGGTTCTTTTCACAGCCACTTAATTTAAAGCTGATTACGAATGTTCCTGAAATGAATAAAATGGCGCATATGTTTTCATTGCGGTCAGGAATGATGTTAGAAGGTGTTAATCGTAAGAGCTTTCTAAAAGACGGAATATTATACGATCAATATGTTTTAGGAATGACAAAGGAGGATTGGCAATGCCAGCAGCAGCGATAGCAGGGGCAGGACTGGTTGGCGGTATCTATTCAGCTAATAAAGCATCTAAATCAGCCAAGAATGCAACAAATGCTCAGGTCGCATCAGATCAGGCGGCTATGGCGGCGCAACAAGCCAATCTTGAGGAAACGCGCAAACTGTTAGCCCCCTACGTCCAAGCTGGTAATACTGCAATTGGGCAGCAAGGTAATCTCATTGGCTTAGGTGGTAATGCGGCACAACAAGCGGCAATCAATCAGCTAAAAGCGTCTCCTTATTTCACGTCTCAGTTGCAAGCTGGTCAAAATGCTATCTTGCAAAACGCCTCTGCTACAGGCGGATTACGCGGCGGCAATACTCAAGCGGCACTTGCACAATTCGCGCCTTCTTTACTTGCTCAAACGATTCAAAACCAATTTGGTAATTTAGGTAGTCTGACAAGCATCGGACAAAATGCGGCGGCTGGCGTTGGTAATGCTGGCGCGAATGCAGCCAATCAAAACACGGCTTTATTGCAGTCAATGGGTAATGCTCAGGCGAGTGGCGCATTAGCTCAAGGTCAGGCTCAGGTCGGGCTTGCTAATTCAGCTATGGGCGCATTGGGTGCGTTTGGTCAACTAGGTGGGTTTGGTAGCTTTGGCGGCACTTCACCTAATTCGTTTACGGGCGGCGCAGGTCTAGCCACAACAGGCGCATACATTCCGTCATTCCAATAAGGGTTAGATCATGGCATTAGATAATTTTGTTCTGCAAAACACTAATCCGCTAGAGGCTTACTTGCAAGGGGCTGGCGGCATTCAGACTTTGCAAAATAACCAGCAAGTAATGCAGATGCGCGAACAGCAAATGAATCAAGCTCAACAGGCTCAAGCACTAGCACAGCAGCAAGCACAGGCAGCGCAAGCGGCACTTATTGCTAAACAGCAGGCGCAAGCTGATTTGTATCGTAACTTTACACCAGCTAAGGCGGCACAGTATCAAACGGCATATCCTGACGATTACAAGGCGGTAGAATCATCGGCTAAACTTATGCGCGACGAAGAACGAAGCAATATTCAAGGTGTTATTGCTAGAGTAACAGCGGCGAATGCAAGTAATCGACTCGATTTAGGTCAAGCGGCACTCGACAGCCAAG